ATTTAGGTGCCTCTATTACTGCTGAAGCTAATGTTGACTGGCAAGCAGTTGTAACAAGTAATACAACTATGGTTGCAGGCCGTGGTTATTTTGTAAATACATCTGGTGGTGCAATTACAATGACATTACCATCAAGTGCGGCTATTGGCGATACAATTTCAATAAAAGATTATGCAGAAACATTTGGTACAAACGCTTGTACAGTTGCAAGAAATTCACATAAAATTCAAGGCGAAACAACTAATAGTACACTAAGCACAAATAGAGCTTCAGTAACTTTAGTTTATGTTGACGCAACAAAAGGGTGGTTGTTTACAGATGAACATAATGTAGGAGATTTACAACAAAATCCTTATGTTACTGCTACAGGTGGTACAGTATCAAATGTAGGAGATTATAAAGTTCATGTATTTAATTCATCAAGTAACTTTGTCGTATCAGACGCTGGCGCAGGTTCGCCTACATCAGCTAAAGTAGAATATATTGTTGTTGCAGGTGGCGGTGGCGGCGGTAGAGCAGGCAATTCAGGTGCAGGCGGAGGTGGTGCAGGCGGATTAAGATTTGCTTCACCAAGTTTATCACCAGTAACTTATCCTGCTAAACCTTTGGCCGCTCCAGCAGAATTATCAATTACAGCACAAACATATCCTATTACAGTAGGTGCAGGTGGTTCAGGAGGTCCTGGTCCATCAAATAATCCTGGACAAGCAGGTCAAGGTTCAAATTCAATATTCAGTACAATCACATCAGCAGGTGGTGGAAAAGGTGGCGGAAATGCCTCATCTGGTGATGTTGCGAACGGTACTGCCGGAGGTTCAGGCGGTGCAGCCGGTACAAGTGGTAACCAATCAAGGACAGGTGGTTCAGGTAATACACCACCTGTTTCACCAGCACAAGGTACAGATGGCGGCGATAGTTATGACGGTAATGCTCCATTTCATCCTGCCTCATCACAAGGCGGTGGCGGAGGTGGTGCTCTAACTGCTGGTACAGATAGAACATCATCAACATCATCATTATCTGCTGCTCCAGGTGGAACAGGCGCAGGTTTTCCTAGTGCATTTGGTACATCTGGTGAAAGTAATGGTGGATTTTATCACTTTGCAGGTGGTGGCGGTGGTGGTTCAAGAGCTGTTTACACTTATCCTTCAGTTCCAACAAATGGAGGTTTAGGAGGCGGTGGTAACGGAGGTTCGGCAGTTGGTAATGCAATTTTAGCCTCGCCTACAATGAACGCAACATCAAATACTGGTGGCGGCGGAGGTGGAGCGGCGAGTTCTACTGATAATCCTGCTTCTCCAGGTCCTGGTTATGCTTATCATTGGCCGGGTGTTCCTTTAAACGCAGCTGGTGGTTCTGGTGGTTCAGGTATTGTAATAATTAGGTATAAGTACCAAAACTAATATAAATAGTAAAAAGAGATAAAACATGGCATTAACAAAAGTAACAAAATCAGGTCTTGCAGACGATTCAGTTGACGCTTCTAAATTAGAAGACGGTACAATTGTAGCTGCCGATATAAATGATGGTACAATTACAAACGCAAAATTAGCCGGTTCTATTGCAAATGCAAAATTAGCAAATTCTAGTATTACACTAAATGGTAGTGCATTAGCACTAGGTGGTTCTGCTTCAGTATTAGCATTTGATTGGCAATCAGTTGTAACATCTAATACGACTATGGTATCTGGTAAAGGTTACTTTGTAAACACAACTGGCGGTGCAATCACTATGACTTTACCTGCCTCTCCGAGTGCAGGTGATTATGTAGCAATTAAAGATTATGCGGCTACCTTTCAAACAAATTCATGTGTAATTGCTCGTAACGGTTCAAATATTCAAGGTGCCGCTAACAATTCAGAGGTAGATACAGCAAGAGCAAGTGTTGTTTTAGTTTATGCAGACGCAACAAAAGGTTGGTTATTTACTAATGAGTCAAATGTTGCAGACTTTGGTCCTTCTTATGTAGCTGCTACAGGCGGAACAGAGTCAACTTCAGGTAATTACAAAATTCATATATTTAATTCATCATCAAACTTTGTTGTATCATCAGCAGGAAGTTCAACCGGTTCAGATAAAGTTTCATATGTCGTTGTTGCTGGAGGTGGTGGCGGAGGAAAAACTGCTGCTGGTGGCGGTGGCGCAGGAGGTTATCGAGAAGCTATAGACGCTCCAAAAGATTCATATACTGATAGTCCATTGGCTGTTCAAACAGGTTTTTCAGTATCAGCACAAACATATCCTATAACAGTAGGAGGTGGTGGTACAACTGGCGGTTCAGGAGTTACAGGAACAGTAGGTTCTAATTCAGTATTTGCTACAATAACATCAGCAGGCGGTGGCGGAGGTTCTGGTAGTTCAGGACCAGGTTCAGGAACAGCAGCTTCATCTGGAGGTTCAGGTGGAGGCGGTGGCGCAGGTATTTCAAATTCACCTCTTGCTACAGGTGGTGCAGGTAATACTCCACCAGTTTCACCATCTCAAGGTAATCCAGGCGGAACAACACCAGTACCCGGCGGTGGTCCTTCATACGCAGGTTCAGGCGGCGGAGGTGCAGGTGCAGCCGGTACAGCAGGAGGCACTAGTACAGCAGGAAATGGCGGTGCAGGTGTGGCTTCTTCAATTACAGGTTCGCCAGTAACAAGAGCAGGTGGTGGCGGAGCTTCAAATGACGCCAATCAAGCACCAGTAGGTCTAGGCGGCGCAGGTGGCGGAGGCCAAGGTGGTATTGCAGGTATCAGATGTGCAGCTAGTGGTACTGCTAACACAGGCGGAGGCGCAGGTGCATTAGCATATAATAACTCGAATAACACAAACGGCGGATCAGGTGTCGTAATACTACGATATAAATATCAGAATTAATAGAGGAATAATTATGAAAAAGATATGGAAAAAAATTAAAGGATTTTTCTTTTCAGCACCTTTAGTATTAACAAAAGAAGTTAAAAAAATTGATACAAAAGGTTTAGAGAAAAAAACAAAAGCCGAGTTAGAAAAACTTGGTAGAAAAATTGGTGTCGAATTAGACAAGAGATTAACCAAATCAAAACTAATCTCACAGATTAAAAAAGAAAATAAAAAATTATAAATTTGAGGTTATATAATGGCTGAAGAAGCAAAGAATGTTATATCTATTGATGGCAAAGATTATGATGTAGATAAGTTGCCCCTAGAATTAAGAAATTATATTGTAGCAAGGCAAGAAATACAACAATCAAAAGTCAGACACGATATTGAATTGGAAAAAATTGAAGTATTAACTAATTACTATAATGGTAAGATACAAGAGGGTGTAAAACAATTCAATGGCGGCAGTAGCAAATCTTAGGATAGACCAAGGTGCTAGTTTCAGTTCAGATGTAACTGTTACTAATTCAGATGGTAACGCAGTAGACCTAGCAGGATATACTGCTGAAGCTAAACTTGCAAAAAGTTATGGTGCAAGTTCAAGTGTATCATTTACAACAACAATAGCAACTGATACAGCAACTGGCGTAATCACACTATCATTAAACGATACACAAACTGGAGCTTTAGACGCTCCAGCAAGATATGTTTATGATGTTTATATCACTCAAACATCTTCAAGTACAGTAACAAGAGTCATAGAAGGCGTAATTACTGTCAATCCTAGAGTATAATTAGTTTTTTCCTCAGAGTCTTTTCGTTATAAATATTACAAAAGAGAGAGGAACCAATGGTTAAAGCTAGAATTAATCAAACTGGCGGTGTAAGGGCTAATATTAACTCTAGTACATCATCAGGACCACAACAAGTTTCAGTACAGGTACCAAGTACCAATGTTAGTGTTGAGAATGTAAACAGATTGAGAAACTTGACAGATGTTGATTCATCAAGTCTAAGCGATGGTGCTTTATTACAATATGACGCCTCCTCTGATAAATTTAAAACAAGAAACGAGTTAGATACAACTTCAGGAACACTTGTATTTAACGGCGGCAATTTTTAGGAGCAATAAATGTCAACAGTAATTCAGATAAAACGAAGTTCGAATACTTCCGCTCCTTCAACGC